CCTTGTTACCCATCGTGGCCAAAGATGCCCGATACTTAAACGAGCTTTCAGGATCAACTACCGCAAGCGACTGACCATATCCATCCGTAATAGCTTTGACCTGGCCGCGAACTTGCTCAAAGTCAATTTCACCGCGCTCTGCTTGCTGGTAAACCTCTAGGAGTTTAGTCGTTGCCTCAGCCTCAGCATGAGCTGACAACTCAAATGCTCGAACCTTACGCACTGCGTTGTCAAATACATTTAATGGCGAGCCAAGATTGACACCACTCATGTCGCCCTTGACCATGGCTTGTAATTGGTTTTGCGTCAAAGGATTCTCGGCGGCAAACTGCAAACCAGCCTTTTGACTTAAATCGCCAGCCTCTCTAAACACTATGGCGCTCATGCGATCTAATTTATCTGCAACGGTGCCTTGATACTTAGCCTGGCCAATAAGCGCCATTTCAGGCGTCATTTGCGGATAGTTGACAACTGGCGTTGCCGCGCTCGGTGCGTTGCTTATACCGACTCTGCCTGATTCAATGCGTGGGATTTCAGCCATGTGTCACCTATTACGAGAAAATTGATTTTGCTTTTTCATATGCGGCCGTTGTGGGGAATGTCTTAGCAAAGCCAAGCGCACCCTCAGTAAGCGTTGCGGTTGCCAACAAGCCACCACTCTTAGCGGCATATTGGCCAGTTTGTTGCAGACTTCTTGCATTAGCGATAGCGGCTTCACGCTCATAAAACGCAGTGTCATATCCAGCTTTGAGGATATTGGTTGCATCCTCCATGCCAAAGACGCGAGCCACCATTGCCGACAAATCGGTCAGACCAACATCCCGATAAGTATTGGCCACATTAGTCATTTGCACACCCATGGCAGAACCAGAGTCAAGACGCACACCATTGGCGGCGGCTCTTGCTCTTGCGGCGGCATTGGCTTTAGAAAGACTGCGGAGGAGGGTGTTGCCTTGCACCTTATAGTTAAGCACCTCAAACTCGGTTTGCATCATTCTGCGATCCGATTGGAGCTGTGCATACTCCACCGCTTTGTCAGCTCGCAAACCAGCCATGCGGAGGTTTTCCACCGCTTGCATTGAGTATGCGGCTTGCTGATAGTAGCCCTGTGCCTGTGACGCATAAGCAGAGCCAATGCTTGAAAACAAGCCAGCTCCAGCCATTGCGCCAGCACTTATCAAGTTGGCGCTTGACGAGGGTTGTGGGCCTCCAGTTGCGTTTTCCATTGATGCCATAGTTATGTTCCTTGATTAACTGCGACTTTATACTCAATACCTAATAGCGTCATCTTTAATGGCAAGGTTTGAGTTATTTCAATCTCTGCGTTACGGCTATAACCTCTGACACCATCCAAACGCTTAACGCCAGTAAACTCTGCGATTGGCTGGTCAAGCAATGGGTTGTCAAAGTTTTGGAATGGCACTGGCTGATTGTTGATATTTAAATGCTGGGTGTCATCCACTACCGCATTAACTTGCACAATACGCTTTTTAAACGCAATGCGTGAACCAGTGTTTAGTTTTACTTCAACAGGCATAGTCTTGGCATAAACGGTGTATGGCAGACCGACCTCATACTTGGTGGTCGAGGCGCGGTCAAAGGTAACTGAGCCTCCAGCCGATACAGTCTCATTGGACTGTGGCACACCATCTGTAATTACATTTAATGCCTCGCCAATATGCGGCAAACTGCTTGCACTAGCCGCCGCACCGCCTGTGAAAGCGCAGTCAGTAAATAGAGTGTCATCAAAACGCTCCAAAAAGTAACGGGTCGTGCCATCAAAGACGCGCTTGACTACTGTATAGATTTGGGTGACATCAATGCTGACATCAACAAATTCACCATCGGTAATCCATTCGGATGGTGCAACCACTTGCTGTGAGCGCAGAATAGAATAAACGGCCATCGAGCCATCGGTAGTGTTGGCAATTAGCAACAGATCACCCTCGTCAGTCGAGGTTGCTCTACGCAAGGCAATACGGCTTGGATTCTTTAGCAAGTGACCTGACAACAGCGAGATACGCTGAGTCACATAGGTGAGCTGTGCATCCGAGAATAAAAACTCATTGAGCGCTTTGCCCTGGCGTTGAATAAACAGCGTGCCAGTCTCAAGCGACTGCACCCGCGTGCCAGGTTTCATCCCGTTACGGCTAACTGCCTTATACACAAATGTTGCTGGCGTGATGGGGTCTGTGCCTGTTTGTGGCACATAAAACTCACCGCCAGAGGTAAACACCTGGAGGTCACGCGAGCTCGTCATGTCGATAATTGTGTTGAGCTGGTTGGTATCAAGCGTGGCCTCAATCGCATCGTCATCCAAAGACTCGGTTGCTTGGAAGTCAAAAAAGATTCCGACCTTGCTACCCCATACTGTCGATGGGCGAGACTTAGAGCCACCAAAATACAAACGACCCTCATGGAAAGTTACAGTGCGTGGCCAGCCTCGGCTTGAGCTCCAGACATCTTCATATCCAGTCTCAAGCTCCCATGAGCCAGAATCTATTGCAGAAGTGTTAAAAAATGGATATTCAGTAATTGCATCAACTACTGTCGAGCTAATAAAGGCAACAATCTTGGCTCGACCTTGTGGCGTGCCATTGATGTATTGCCCCACATTACCTGAGCTAAACACGCCATCAGATGCCGTTAAACGGACATTGCCGCTAACACGATCTGGCGTAAGCGTGGCCGCTGGAGTGCTAATCGACAGCGTAAACGCATAGCGTGGGATCGAATCAAAAGTAATCGTGCTTGCAGTCCAAGACGCATCATTGGCTCCTCGGACAATCTTAATGGGTTGCAAGTCAGGGTGAACAATAATCAGCGTGTCAGCCGATTGAGTCCAACACATACTTGACAGCATGGCGCCAGTGATACTGGATACCGTTAGGTAGTTATTGCCAGTGCTGTTGATGTTAGTAACTACTGACCCATTCTTGATGACATACATACGCCCAGCAACAAAGCAGAGCATATAAGAGTCATCAACCGAAAACTCAAAAGAGATAAGGCGCACACCGTTAGCAACGCTTGGCGTGCTGGAGTTTGGCAACTCTAGGATATGCCGAGAGCCAGGTCTGCGGCGCATACCGCCCTGTGGTTGGATTACAACATTGGTAGCCTTAGCCAAGGCGTTATCATACTGTGGAATATCAATCCTAGCCCTTAATAATGGGTCAAGCTCTCCAGTAGAAAAGTTGGTCTGGAAATCAATAAAGCGAGCCATCAGAACCTCGCGGCGACTAGAGCGTAATCCTCAATCACTTGCGGAGGCTGACCCTGGCCGTCAATGTTAGCGGCCTGTCTAAAGTAACCACCGCGCCCGTTTTCAGATGGGCCACCAAAGGCCACACCTTGCCAGTATTGAGCCTTAGCCTCTTGCTCTGTTACTGGTTGAGCCAGGTGCCATGCCATTGCGTATTTGAGCAACTGCACAAAATACTGAGGCATTGCAAACTCAGGGGTCTGATAGGGATAGTCGATATATACCTCCTCGTAATTCGTAATCAGTTTATCGCCCTGTATCTCCCATTCCTTGACGGGTCTTGCATAGGCATTGTTGGTCTCAAAGACAGCTCTAGGATTACCAAGGCGATCACCTGGTAATTGATACTCGTATTTCCATTCTGAAATAGGAGTTGTCACTAAACGAGCAAGTCTAACTTTTTTATAAGCAAAGCTCCAAGGGTGCATCGACAACACACTATCCCGAACATCGGAATAAAGTCGGTCGCAAGAGTTAGCCTCATCTGTGCCGTCATTAAATGACGATATGGGCTTTGCGCCCAATAGAATTAAAGCATCTGAACAGATTGAAACTGCGGTATCTCCAGCGGCCATATAGTCCTCACTTATAAAAAAGGGCTACTCCCATGACGAGAGTAGCCCCTTGCTTTACTTCAAGATCAATCGCCGTCAGTATTAGCCAGCGTTGTGCCATCGTTTACATCAACAACTCCAGCAGAGTTGCTGAGAACATAAACGAGGGTAGCAACTGCGGTAGTGCCAGTTGAGGTTACACAATAAATCAAGTCGCCAACACTGAGAGTGTTAGCCAAGCTATTGAAGTAACCGCTGGTGTTTACATCAGCGATTGCATCAGTCGTCTTATATGCGTAAACGCTGGGAGCTTGACCACTCTTAGCGGCGCATACGGTTACAAAACCAGTTGCGGAAAATGCCATTTTATCTCTCCTTTAATTAAGCGCCGTTTTCATCGCAAGTGATCTTGACAATACCTTCGTCATCAATCGCGACTGCACCAGCGGAGAACATTGAGGCCACCAAGAAAGAAGTTTTCTCAGGGATGTAATTGATCTCGGTCTTAGGAGCAATACCTTCGGCCATACCAATCGCATCGCGGTGGAACGCATATACTGTGCGGTCGCCGCCGGAGAGAGGCAAGCCACCCTCAGAACGATCACCAAGCACATGGAATGTGAAACCAAGGAAAGTATTGATCTCGCCCTGAACTAATGCCTTAACGGTATTGAAGTCAGAGGAGGTTACTTTGGTCTCGCCCAACATACCAGCCAAGTTATTAGCGTGGATGATGATGTGGCGGTTGTCCATTGGCACATTGTTTGCATCCAAGGCTTTCTTAGCGGCAATGAGCTTGTCCAAGTTCATGTTGGTATTTGCACCACCAACAGAAGCGGCAACAGTATTGCTGGTGCTCGATGCGGCAAGAGCGTCAAGGATCAACTGGTCTTGACGGCGGCCGATAGCGTTGGAAACAACTTGAACCAACTCGCGGCGCTCATCAAAGTTCACCTTAGCTTGCATGAAAATATCGCTGTATTCAGCGGCGATATAGTCAGCTAGGGTCGCGGTTACTTGACCATAGGTGATGTTGAGTGGGGTTACATCGGATTGGGGGATGCGAACTTGTGCAACACCTTTGCCGATCTTAGGAAACTTATAGGTTGAACCTTCTACACCCGATTTGACGCGAACAGCGGGGCGCAACTTGGCAGTGCCTTGATACGCCTGTTTAACTTCCGCATCGAATAGGGTTACAAAGGCAGTGGATAAATTGATAGCCATTTGTAAATCCTTTCTTAAAAGTAAACAAAAAAAGTTATTCGCTGTCGGTGAGCCTCGGATGAGGGCCTAATGCTTACAGTAGGTTGTCAGCCGATTGTTGTCACAATCATTAAAGGGTCGCTTGACAACTGCGATATGCCTTACTGCTGATTGTATTGCATTTTCTACAACTTGCAATAGGGGCGTTTGCAATGTGAACAGACAACATAAAAAAAGACCCGCACTAAGCGGGTCTGTAAAGTTCACCATCGGTAGTTGGTGAAGGAGGTCACTATCTAGTTGCCATATCGCTGATTAAATAAACGCTCAACTTTTGCGCGATACGCTGGATCGGTTGTATATTTGGGATCGCCAACCATTTGTTGCAACTCCAAATCGGTAGGCATCCCCTCCATTGGAGAGGATTCCACAGGAATGGAGCCCTCATAGGCACTGCGAATCTTTTGCAGAGCTTTCAGACCGCGAGCTGTGCCGCCCATAATCTTGAACTCCTCAAAGTCCTCGTTTGACCACACGCCTTTATTGACGAGGCCTCTAGCCCAGCTTACCATGCCGTTAATCTGTGCGTCTGCGTTTGGCCCTAAAGCCTTGCGCTCTGCGACTGGATCAATGCTCGGAGTGTTAGCTTGCGCCTCATTTAGCATGGCCGTCAGGGTGCCAGCCAGGTCGTCAAATGCCGCTTG